GGGACTCAAGCAGGTATCAAAATCTACGACTATTCCAAAGATGGTCCGATTGACTTGCAAGATGAAAACGGAGGTACTTACCCCGGTTATAAGAAACAAATGGAATGGCTCGTTGGTCTAGCTGTACAAGACTGGCGTTATGGTGCTCGTGTGGCCAACATTGACCCCGAAGCCATTGCAAAAGAAGCCAAACCGAAAGATGCGTGTGTAGCTTTGTATGATAACTTCATCAAAGCCGTAGGCCGCATCCAAAACCCGGATGTAGTGAACTTGGTTGCTTATACTTCTCGTGAAGTACGTGACTTGCTCCGCACCGGTTTCTTGGCCGCTGGTGGTACTCCCACCCCGACTGCTCCTATTGTGGTGCAACAAGGTAAACAAGTTTCTACTGGTTTACCGGTATATGGCTATCACGATTTAGTAATCGACGGTATCCATATTAAAGTCGAAGATGCTATCGACGGCACTGAAGCCGTTGTAGCCTAAGGAGGCTTTAGTATATGTTTCAAGATAATAGCTTAATCTTCTTCGAAGGCAAAACTGCTCCTGCTGAAGAAAAAGTGTTAAAAGTAAACGGGTCCGGCCTAGCTCGTGATTTCGTATACTGCACGATTCCTGCTGGAGTAACTGCTTTGTCTTTAGCAGTATCTTATTCTAAAGATGGAACGAATTGGGTAACTCATACGTTTGCAGCTGCCGAAGCTGATATTAAACGTGGTGTGATGCAGTTGCCCACTCCGCTCAATGAAGCTACCTTCATGAAAGTGGTTCCTACCATCACCGGCACTGCCGAAAAAGACTTGGTCTGCGGTATCATGGATGGCGTAGACAATACGGAAGTCTTCTACACCGGTGCTGAAGATGCTGACGAATCCGAATCTTAATCGGTCGTTATAGGTAACATAATAGGGGAGGACCCGTTCCTCCCCACTATTTAGAGGTTTTTATGGTAACAGGAGCAATTATTGCTGCGGCAGTAGGAATTGCAGCTGGAGCTGGCGTATCTGCGTATAATGCACATGAACAACGCAAAGCTGCCAAACAAGCGAATAGACTACAAGCTGAAGCCAATAGAAAAACCGAGGAACTTGCCAAGGCACAGGCAGGCGCAACTCCTCAACAACGATTTGCTGCTGAATCTTTAGCTCGTGCCGAAAGAGCTAGAAAAGGGATTCGGCAAACTTTATTAACATCTAGTTCTGGTAACCCAGACACGAAGCTTGGCGGTGCGGCTTAACGGGAGACTCTCATGGAGCGATATAATAGATATAAAAGAATTTTTCAGGTATTAAAGCAAAGTTTTGGTGATAAAGAGGCTACATACAAAAACATCCGTGACCTTTTAGCTCCTGGGACAGGTCTGTTTGATAATAAAAAACATAATGCCGAAAACGAAACCATCGATTATATCAAGCTCCTTGATAGCGAACCTGCCACATTTTTGGATACCACAGTAGCTGGATTATATGGCGGATTGATTAACCCTGCATCGAGATGGTTCGATTTGACTGTAGACAAAACCAATCCGAATGTACAAGCTATGGGGTACTACGAAATTGCCCAACTGCTAGAAAAGACGAAAGAGTTCCTGTACTACCTTTTTGATAAGTCCAATTTCTATAGTGCCATGCGTGGCGTTATTTCCGAATGGGTTAGATACGGGATTGGCTGCATGCTCATCGAAGAGCGTGATTGGGATTTGGTGTTTTTCAACCATTTGACTATCGGTGAATATTATTTAGGAATTGATTCTGATGGCAAATATACAAAACTAGCTCGTCATTTTGAACTCACTGCTGACAGAATGATGCAGAGTTTCAAAGACAAAGTCCCGTTGGCTGTAAAAGAAGCGTTGAATGCTAATAACTTCGATAAACATTTTGATGTATTCCATGTAATATGCCCGAACTATCCTGGTAGTGAAGTAAGCCAACGTTTTAAATTTATCGATGTATATTGGACGGAAGGTTGTGGTTGCTGCGAAGGGCCGCATATCCTTCGTATCAGTGGGTTCATGTCCAATCCGATTGTTGTCTTTGCATGGGAAAGAAAGAATACACGCAGTGTGTATCCCATTGGTATTGGCGAAAAGATGCTCGGTGACGTTCGTGAGTTGCAAGAAACAGTAAAGGCTCTAAACGTACATAAAGCGTTCTTAGCCAAACCTGCCTTGGCTTTGCATACCAGTCTTGGTAAGAAGCCCATTCTTCCTGGAGCTACATTCTATACGGAACAAGACCCCAGCAAAGTGGCTTCTGAAATCTACAGAGTCAACTCTTACATCGCTGAATTCGAAGACTCTAGAGCTCGTTTACTAGATAAGATTCGCAAGATGTCTTATGCCGATATTTTATTGTTATTCGCCCAAAGAGATAAAGGGCAGATGACAGCCAGAGAGGTAACAGCTCTTACTAATGAACAGATGATGCTTCTTGCCCCTATCTATTTGCAAGCAAAATCGGGCCTGGATGCGATTTTCGCAAGAATCCTAGACATCCTAGGCAGACGTGGTTTCCTGGGGCAACAGGACACGTTTTCGCTCAAGCAAGTACAACCTGAGTTCTTGAGCTCTATTGCCAAAGCCCAAAGAATGGCAGAAGTTGGCTCTATCCAGGACTTGATTATGTACATTGCCCAACTCGGACAAATTAAACCCGGAGCATTGGACTTCATCAATGAAGATGCTATCGTAATAGATTTGGCTGAACGTCTTGGTAACGCCTCTAAGATTAACTCTGAAGACCGTGTAGCTGAACTCAGACAGCAACAAGCCCAAATCCAACAAGAACAAATGGAATTGGAAGCCAGAGAAAAAGAAGCGAAGATTAACAAGGATAATGCCAAAGCAGAGATTGCCCAGAACAATGTCCTTGGTCAGCAGGCAGCCATGGCGGGAAATATGGCTCCAATTGATTTAATCAGAGGGAGTAGATAAGTATGGCAGAGAAAGGTATTTCTTTTGATGTTTTAATGAATGCTGAGCATAATAAAGCTTTGCTGGAATTAACCAAACTTAAAAGCTTTCGGTTTTATATGGCTGAGCTGATTGGGTTCTGTGGTACGTTTGAGAGTGCATTCGATGAAAAAGGAAATAAGGCTGCATTCAAGAACGGGAAACAAGAAGTCGGACAAAAAATATTCAAAGACATTATGGCTGTCAGCCCTGAGACCTACCTCCAATTATGTAAGGAAGAGGGGGAACGTGTAGCATTAAAAGACAAATTAGGAGTTGATGACGATGGCCAATATCGATAAGCAGTATACTAATTTCCTTGGCGGAGAAGTATCCAATAGACTATATCATCGTGCCGATATGGCCCAGTTCGGGAAATGGTTCTCCGAAGCAACGAATATCCGCTTCTGGGAAACTGGCTCCTTCAGGAATAGAGAAGGATTTAAGCACGTTGCTTATACAAAGAATGCAAAACCTGGTGAAATTGTAAAAATCATTTCCTTCTCATTTAACGACGAACAATCATATTTAATTGAACTTGGTGCTACCGATGGTGTCGGTTATGCAAGATTCTTCCAGAATGGACAACCCATTCTAGTAAATGGAGAACCGTATGAAATAGAATCACCGTACTTCGACTTAACAAACCAAACATTCCGTTGGGCACAGTCTGGTGATATTCTTTTTATCACTAACGAAAAATACGGGATTTATGAACTGCGCCGTTTGAAAGCAGATGGGACACAATGGGAATTCAAGAAGTTCGACAGCAAAGTAATGCCGCTTGGCGATGTAAATAGCAACGAGGAATACCATCTCAGCGGTGAAGAAGCATCCCTCGCACAAGATTTAAAGAAAGTAGTAACGCTACCGACAAAATTAAACGATTACTTTAAAGGCGCAGAGTTATATGTTAATGGTCAGAAAGTATGGGACTCAAATGCGACAATGTCATTAACAGAGCTTGAGTCTAGCCTTTCTACTTATTTTGCTGATTTCAATACGACTGTTACCCGCACTGGTTATACATTCACATTTGAGTGTCCTAACTTTGAAGCAGAAGAAATTGATACTATCCGCATTGTTGCCGGTACTGTGTCTACTACAGAAGTCGTTACATATTCTAATATAACTTCTCGTGACTTTAGTATAGATTGCAACGATAAAAAAGGTATCAAATCTATTACGATTAAAGCAGGT